CTGTTGAGGGGTATTGATCTCTAACATTTACTCTAAAACGTTGAACTGAGTCTTGTTGAAATTCACCTTTGTTATTCCCTAATGTAAGGGCAAAAAAACTTGAAGTTACTACTGTAAGAGATCCGGTAACATATGATGAATCATTCCATCTAAATTCAAGAGCAGGTGGATAAATAGTATGAGTATTACCTGAGAAATATTTTAGTTCAAATTTAGAAGCTGTTGTAAATTCTAAAGATGAAGAATGTTTTAAAATAAATCCATAATTAGCTATTGAACTGCTATTCCAAGCTAATACAGTATTAGTTACTTTAGTTTCAATATCTTTTGAAGATATATTAGTAAATGATTGGGTTGATTGGTAAATTGAACTTGTATACCATGTGCCTCCACCTACAGATCCACTTATATAGTATGAACCTGTTATACCTGAAGGAAAGCCCGCATTTATCCAAAGTCCACTTCCTGAAGAAATAGTATATAACCAGCTTACTCCATCTGTAGTAATAGGAGAATTTCCTAGTCTACCAGTACCTATATCCCAATCTTTAGCTGTAGGATGTATAAATAGGGTATAATTTAATGGAATTTCAGAAGCATTAGCTAAATATAATCTTAAATAGGCATCAAAACTACTTCCACTGATTTTATTAGCAATAATATCTGCTATTTGATCTGAAGGGAATTTAATTAAAGGGCGAGATACTTCATTTGTACCTTGTAATGAATAATAGGTACTAGCTTCTAAAATTTCATCTAATCCTGCATTAAGAGTAGGATAATATGAATAAAGAGTAGCGCTCTTTTCGGGAAATATTTTGTAAACAGCCATAATTAGTAATTACTACATATAAATATGGTAACTACAAATCTATTTTATGATAATGCAGCGTAATATTCTTTAAAATGCTTGATACGATCAGGTAGACCAATTGCACCGCCATTAACACGTTTAGTAATAGATGTTACTACTGCATCTGTTGCTCCACCATCTGCTAATTTATGTAAACTATTTTTATGGAAAAACCAAGCAGCGGATAATAATGGGTATTTAGTTGCTACTAGGTCAGGATTATCAATAATCGATTCAGTAACAACTGCATCAAACGCCTTATAATTATCTTTGCCAGTTAATTGAATATAACCACGTCCGCGAAATTTATATCCCTCACCTGTAGCTTCAGGGCCGTTACCCATTCTGCCACCGTAAACTTTATTTGCAATTTTTTCAGGTTTACGCTCATATTGCTTAGCTAAAGCTTCTGTTGGAAAATATTTCTTAAAAATACCTAGTAATCCTTTCGCACCATAGTTTAAATTTTCGTTTAACGCTTTGAATCCGCCTGATTCGTGGCCAGCTTGCGCCAGAAAATGTGCTAGGCGTAAAGGAGTATTTAATTCAAATTTAGTAATTGTATCAGGTAATTGAGCTATAACAGCATCAGGAATATGACCTTTTAGTTTATCTATATTCATAATTTATTTATTTTAATTTTAACTTACTACTACTCTACCCTGTATGTCTGCATTCGGGTATCTAATTTCAAATATAGAAGGGTCTAATGATGGATATACATTTCCATTTCTAGTAGCTCCTTCAATGTCATATCCATAAGGTGAATAAGTATTCCCTGAGGTATCTTGTTTGTTTATTATACTAATACTAGGAACGGATTGTACTCCTTTTACTAGTAATAGAAGGGATGTTAAATCTGAAAGTATAATTGGTTGATTAATTGACCATTTTTCTATGTTAAAGAAATCTTTTAAAGCATTTATACAATCTCTTAAAACTGCTTGGTTGCCATACCCATTTGTAACAATAATATCAAAATTTATACCTATATTTACATAGAAAGCATTTCTGATGTTAATAGCATCAGTAATCATTCTATAATCGTTTAAATAAGTAATTAGATTTTGTTTTAAAGTAGTAGAAGGTGTTATTAATTGTTTATTTGAATTATAAGCTAATACATACAAATCTAAAGCTAAAGAATTAGAATTTTGTGCTTGTTGAGAAGTATTATTTACATCTTGAGTTATATAAACTTTAGCAATATTACCATAATTAGAAGGTAAAGATAAAGTTCTAGTTAAATAATCGTTTTTAGTTACAGCACGTAGTTGAGAAGCATGAGCATATAAAGCATTATTTCTTATTTCTTCTACTTCATCTCCACCTTTACCACCAGCAGAAGGAGCCGGGTTATTAGAAATAACACTATTAAAAATTGTTGGTGATAAACTGTCATTAATTCCTGATTTGAAATAAGCACTAGTTGAATTAATAATAGTTAAATCATTTGCAGGAACATTTGATGTAATTCCTCCCCCTACTAAATATTTAACAGTTAATGTAGTATTAGAAGGAGCTAATCCATATTCTTGAGTATAATATACAGAAGCCTGGTTGAAATTGCTTAGTAAATTAGAAGTTCCAGGTATTAAGCCTAATTGAATATTATCAGGAGTTGGTATAATAGTTTCATCTGACTTATTAGAAACCCCAGCTCCAAACTCTAATTGTAGTGATGTACTAGATAAAAGTCTAGAAACAAATCTACGAGGAACTCTTCTTAATTTTAATAAATAAGGAACTTGATCTGTAGTATAATTAGGATTAGCTACTTTATCATATACAGAAGATTGGGCTAAATAAGGTACTTCATACCATTTATTTCCATCGCTATCTGTTACGTCTGTTATTTGTAAAATATTAGTATCACTAACATTAACAGTAGCAAATTTTTGTGGAGTATTAAATGTAAAAGTAGTAGTTTTTTCTTCAGCTGATATTGCAGGAGTTGATTTTTTAACAAGAAAATAAGAATCATTATAAAGAGTAATAGTAGCACTTCCAGTATCACTAAAGTCTATATCCTGTGTTGTTATAAAATTTGTTCGAGTAGTAGTAGAAGTAATAGGAGTATTTGCAGGAATTATTAAATAATATCTACTATCAGGAACAGCTACTGAATTTACTATTATTGTTGGAACTAATTGGAATATATCTACGTTAGCAATAGATGCATAGGATGCTTTAGGTCTATACCCTAAAGTATAAGCCATTGCATATAAATTTTCTTTTTCTTTAGCGTATAATAAAAAGTTCTCTTGTATTTGAGTATCAACATAAAATGACATTACATCGCCAACATATGAAGCCATTTCAATAAACATTGCCCCTGGATTGGCATCTGAAAAATCATTATATGAATTAGGGAAATAGGTTTTAGCATAATTTATAAGATTAGCTTTAAAATCACTAAAATCCTTGTTTAAATATGATACGTTTTTATTATCTTGAGTCATTATTATGTAAATTGTACAGTTATTTGATCAGCCGAATTAGAAATAAGTAAACGGTAACTTATAGTTATATTTAAAGAATTATAATCAAATTCAGGAATAATAGCTACATCTGTTAATTCTATTTCAGGAATAAAAATACTAACAGCATTTATTATTTTAACTCTTAATGTATCTAAATCAGGACTTGTTATATTTTCAAATAATGATTTTCTTATATCTGCTCCAAATTCAGGATTCATAATTCTTTCACCTTTATCAGTTAAAAGTAAATTAATTAAATTTGACTTAACTTGATCTTTAGTACTATAAGTATTATTAAATACCCCAGCAGCATTAAAAGGTAAAGATACCCCAATAACAATATTCTTTTGTAAATCTAACGGATTTACTCGTATTGTTTGAGGTATTGGCATTTTATCCTAAATTTTTAAGTCCTGCTCTTTCTTGTGGTGTCATGTTAGCTGCTGAATCAGCTAAAAAAGCTAAATATGGATTTACAGGTTCACCTGTATTTTCATCAACTTGGTCACGTATAACCTCTAAAGGCATGCTTGACTGATATTGTTGTGGTTGTTGAAACCCAAATGCTTCACCCATTTTAGCACGCAATGATGATCTAACATCAGGATTGCCTGACATTACATCGTTACTAGAGAAACTCATTGTTTTATTTTCACGTAATGCTTTTTTTTCTTGTTTAGCCATGTGCTCTTCAAGAATGAATGGTAATTCTTCATGAATAGCATCAACTACTGCTTCTTTAATTAATCTTTTAAATGCTTTAGTATTCATAATTATAAATATTTTATCCTTGTAAATTTCGTTGGTCTATGATTATTTTTAATTGTTCTACCAATTGTTGTGGATCTAATGTAAATGAAAATGCACTTTTTAAAATTTCAACTCCTAATTTATTAATAGCTACGGCATAGTGTCGTTTATTTCCTTTTACAACAAATTTAGAGTCATTTTCTTCTTTAATAGCAAATTTAAATCCTTTATATTCCCCAAACTGGTTTGCATTAGGATCTTGGATTCTATTTGCTAATGATTGTAATCCTGATGGGTTAAGATTACTTAATTGATTTTTTAAATCACTTTCACTTAAATCTAAATTTCTTTTACCTAAATAATCTAATAATGATTGAGAATTTCTTAGCCTATCATAATAATCTTCATCTGATTCACCTGACAGACGATTAATATCTGATAATGGGTCTGAGCTGGATTTTAGGATTTGGTCTAGATAATCTGATAATTCTAAATCATCTAAAAATTCTAAAGTTCTTTCTTCTAAAAGTTGATTTAATTCGCGTAATTGTCTTTTTAAATCTTCTAAAACCTCAATAGCAGATTCTAACATAGGAATTACTATAGATAAAATTGTTCTTAATCCACTTACAATACGACGAGTAAATTCGTATAATATAGTAAGAGCCTTAGCTATAATAGGTAAACCAGGAGGAATTACTGCTAATACTAAAATAACAGCATTTAATACATCTGCTATTGTTTTTGTTACTTTAAGAATTTTTAAAAGAGCTCTTATTTTATTTTCCTGTCTATTAATAGCATTAATACATGAATTTCTAGCTACCCTTGCTTGATTAAGAGCTTCTAAGGTAGTTGCTTCTTCTATTATAACATTTGTTTGATCAACTAATTTTTGTAAATTATCATTATCTGTAATTATTTTGATTACCTGTCTTGTTATGACTTGAGCTATGATTGTAGATAAGGATTTAAGAACAAATTGAGCAAACTGTTTTATTTTTTCATCATTTGCTCTTTTTTTTTCTCTGTCTGTTCTATCTTTTTTAACTTTTTGTTTAGCCTTATAATCTAAATATTTAGTTTTAATTTTTTTATAAGGTCCTAATATTATGT